ACCGCTGGTGCTTCAACTGGTGTTGCTTCGACTGCTGGAGTGGTTTCTTCCACGGTGGCTGTCTCGCTTTCTGTTGGTTGGGTGATTTCTTCTACAGCAGATTCTTCTGCTGCAATATCAGTAACCTGAGCAGACTTAAAGGCTGGCTCTGTTACTAAACTTACTTCGACCAAGCGAGCAGCGGATACATATGTCACGCCATCCTTGATCTTTGACTTTAGGACTTCCGCCCCAATACTTAAACCTGATTGTAATCCTTCTTCTGCAAGGATTAGTGCTTCTGTGCCGCGCTGTGAGCGACTGACAGAGAATACTGCGTTAATTGCATCTTCTGACTCGCTGAATGAGACCATGCGACCTAGAGGCTTCTTTGTGTCATGCTGGCTTAGCAATTTAATTGCTTTAGGATCTGCAATGTCAATAGATCCAGATGCAAAGATAACTTTGCCCATGTTTGTTGATCCTGCTTCTACATTAAGCGGCACGATCTTGCCTGATACTGTGCGACTTGCTGAGTCTGCTGTGAGTTCAGCTGAGAAGGTAATTACTTGGTTCATTGCATACCTTGGCTTCCATTAGGTGTTAGATCTGTCATTCCCATAGCCTGCTCCTGAGTGATTAGGTTAAGGCTAAGCAATTTTTCAATTACTGCTAGTTCTTCCATTGGATCTGTGCGAAGGAAGTTCTTGTCAATATCAAAACGCACTACATTGCCACGAGCAGTAATATCATCCATAGACAGACGATCTTCAATCGCTGTAATGAATGGCTGTAAAGATAATGTCAAAAATTGCTTACGCTCATCTTGCACATTGGCATAAGTCATTGAGTTGTTTTGATCTGCTGAAACATAGTAAGCAGGCACATTGCAAAGACGCGCACATTCTGTTGCCAAATTAAAAATGGCTTCTCCGTACATCATATCTTTAGGAGAGAATGAGACTGGGTTATATTCAAGTGTGCTTGTTAGATAAGCAGTTGATCGATTATTGCGCGCTTGCTTCCATGCAGCTAGTAATCCTGAAACTTCTTTAGGATCTAGATCAGCACCGGTATTCTTAATGTAGCCAGTTGCCATTGGAGTTGATGCTGCAATAGCCGCTGCCTTTTGAACATCGATAGCAGCGCGAATTGTCGAAACCCCAGTATTAAGGATGCCGTCATTAAGTGATTGGAATGTGATGAGAGATCCCAAGCCATCCATAGGCAAAGTAATTCCATCGACTGCATAGGATTTAACAAATGTGTTAGTGCTATCAAGTGTGATAGTTACGCGATTGTTAGCAATCCATTCAAAGCGAGATGGACGACCATCTTCTGAATAAACTTCGACAACTTTCCAAAATGCTTGGCCATAAAATAGAAGTGAATCAACAGTCCATGCAATCGTTACAGATCGTGGCTGTGAGTACGAAGGTTGCTCTAACCATGCAGGTGAGCCAAGTTCTTCATTTGTAGATTTCTTGTAAAGCTCTAAAGGAATCGCGCCAATAGTGCCAGCCAATAGATTGCGGCATCGCATAAGTGCAGGCACAGAGATTGCTTCTGCTCTGCCCACATAGGCATATTGGAAAGGCATTGCATAAGGTGAATACTCGCCAAGAACCTGTGGCGCGGACTGAGCTTGTAACTGTGGCTTAGACTCTAGGCCAAATGCTTGCAATAATTTACCCATAGACAGAAAGTGTAGCATTTGTCAAGCAATTAGACAATGTGCTAGGGCGTGTCTAAGTATAGATTTGAGGTTTAGCAACAGGAATCATTAACTTGCTCACGACCATTGCCAAGCCAATAGGTGCAGAGATATCTCCAGCACTTTTGCGTTTAATGATGCGCCATGCCGAGTCATTGACCTTAGCTGCACAGTTATTCATCTGTTGAATCAATTCTGCCTGCCCATTATGGACAACACGATGATTGACCAAACCTTCTAGTAGATCTCCACAGGCTTTATAGAACTGCTGGCCTGAGACATCTTCAACCATAACTCCAGCATTGCCCAAGCGATCTGCAATAGTCTGAGTGGCGTACTTGTCAAAGCAGACTAGGCGCGGTTTATATATATCGCACCAGCCTTTAATAGATGCCGCCATCTTTAGCTCATCAATAGCAACCTGAGAGCTATAAGTCTCCAAAATCCCGATGCCAATCCGTCCATCTGGCAGTAATTGTCCTGCGACTAATGATCCGTTGCGCCTAGACGGACTGACATCGAAACCAAACACAGTATAAGCCCCAGCCGACATTTCTAGGGTGTTATCGGATGTATCTTCTAATACGCCATGAGGCCAAGGACTGCTTAGAGAATCGATCCATTGACAAAGCGTTTCAGTGCGCGTATTTTCAATAGGAGATGTAGCAATCGCTTCTTCAATCGCTTCTTCCGTGATTGTGTACCCCAGTGAGGGGTTAGCCAAAGCCCATGCATCGCGATCAGTTATCTTGCAATACTGTGGCGCAGAATACTCGTAGAATCCGAAAGACTTTGGCGGATAGTCAATAGCTCGTTCTCGTAGGTCGTTAAGAACAGTGCTGAAAGCGTCTCCTGCATTAGAGGTAAGAAGCGTCTGAGAGTTTGGATGAGCTCTAGTCGTAGGAGTAGCAGCTCTAAATCCATCTTCTGTGATTTCGCGGATTTCATCAACATAGAGCAATCCATTGACTGATCTGCCGCGAGATCCGTCTCTAGTTGCCGCAACAACATCGAGCCTTGCTCCAGATAACATCTCAATTGACTCTGTGCCGTTAGCGTGTCGGATCTGTTTAACGAATCCTTTGAGGTGATCATTGGTCTCCAATAGGTGAGTGATCTGTCTGAAGGTGTCTAAGGCCATGCTTCGGTTAGAGGACATGATAAGGACATTGGTATTCCACTTAATTAAGTGAGCCAGTATGAGCATACGCGCCAGATGTGTCTTACCATTTTGACGAGCCACAAGAATGAGGTTCGTCTTGCGAATCCACAGACCCTTTTTATCCACAGTGAGCATGTCCTTCAGCACAAACTCCTGCCACGGCAATAGCGGCACTTTAACAATCTCGCATAGATCTAAAACATCTTGCAGCTTGTTTTCGCCTTTGAGAAATGGGCTGTGAAGTCTTGGCTTGGTTGCCCCTCGTAGAGCTTTGGGCTTTCTGGGCTTAGTTGTCATTGATCTGGATTAGGTCGGGTCTTAAAGGGACTGTCCAGCATCGTCTCGGACTGTGTCGGGGAGATATAGTCGAGAAAGACAGGGGGGGTGAACGCTCGTGCTAAAAAAACGCCTTGTGAGCGTGATCCCTTGGCACTATTACAATTCTTACATGCGCTGATTAAGTTCTCAGGATTCATTGCTTGATCAGGATGCTTACGAATTGGCAAAATGTGATCAACTGTTGTTGCATCTTGTCCACAATAACCACAAGCATAAGAGTCACGAGCTAAGATGGTTAGTCTTAATGCTCGCCACTTCCTGCTATCCCTTGGATCCTTATGTCTCAATGCCAGCCCTTATCTTTAAAGTGTTGCCATGCTATGCAAGGCTCACCATATCTATGACCTATGTAGTCTAATCCCCATTGTACTTGCTCATAGCCATTAAGTGTTGCTAAGTACTCTGATCTACCTTGTGGTATTCCATGATGACTACCATTAACTGCATCTGGATTCCATGCAGATTCTTTACCATAGAGTATTGCTAAGCATTTATATTCTTTCACATTAAAGTCTAATAGATATAAAGCATATTCTTTATAGCTTACATATTCTTTATTAGCACTTGTCGAACCTGCGTAAGGCATAAAGCATAGAGCTATCCCAATACCTGCAAGCACCCCCCGAGCGATCCGCCTCAGCGGCTCGGGGTGAGCCTTTGAGAGGCTCTGCCCTGTCAGGGTACCATCGTTGTCAAATCGATTTACATAAGTGCTGGTCAGAGCGGTGTGTCGCTTCATTGAGACTCCAATCTATTACCCTGTGGATAACTATTTATCCGTACTGTAGAAGCCCTTACCCTTAAAGTGTGTGGGTGCAGCAGCTATAACTTTAACCATTGGCTCATTGCAATATGTGCAAGGAATCATTGGTCTGTCGTACCATCCATGGGTAATCTCTTGACTGAGATTGCAGTCTGGGCATCGGTAGTCATAGGCTGGCAAGTTAAGCACCTCTGTATCATGTATGACCCACAGGCTGTGCAGCGGTCAATGTCTGCCTCTGTGGGTTCGCTAGTAAGATGACCATATTTCAATATGAGTAGTGGCAATAGATCCTCTAGTCTAATGATCGCGGCATACTCACGCGCATCTTCACCCTGACCATTGAGTCTAATAACTCCGAAGCCTAATTCCCCCGAAATGGCTGTCCGAGCTTTCAATTGCTTTATGTAGGCTAAAGGTTGAAATCCAGCGCGGGCTTTGACTTCAACATCAAACGGTACATTAACAATATCCTTGCCACTACCCCTTCCCACACATGCGCCTTGCCACTGAGTCGATAGGTACTCAGCTACTACGCGCTCTGTGCGGAAACCTCTGTGCTTTCGTGCTTGACTAGCCATTGACTGCTTTGCACTTAGCGCATTGCCATGTAACTATGCCATTAACAGAATCAGATTTAATATCTTCTAAGTCTCTGATCTGCACTGGCTCATTACATAACTGACAAGCTATGAAGGCTGTCATAAGATCTAGCCATTCACCATTGATCTTAATTCCAACATGTCCCATT